ATTCATCTTTCACCAAAAGATCCATTAATTCGTCCATTTTATGTAAGTTACAATAAGTTTATTTATATTTCCCCACCTGTTGGTGTTTCAAACTTGGTTTCATCTATCTCTGGAGATTGAGGAGTTGCACCCATCAAACCACCAGATGTATCACCAGGAACTGGTTGACCAGTAGCAGGATCAACAGGCATTTGACTAGGATCAGGGATGATTCCATCCTTAATTTCCTTTTCAATCAATTCATCTTGCTCAATAATTTCTTGATCAGTTTGACGAAGAATTTTACGTCTTACATAATCATTAGAGTAGTACTTACCAACATATGGTTCAGCAAGAGTCGCAAGATTAATTCTTTCAGTGGTGAGTTCAGCCTCTTTGAGTTCAGCAAAGTGATTATCATAGAGGAAATCATACTGAATGTGATCAGACATCAACTCCCAATCTTCTGGAGTGCAGATATTCTTTAAAAGAAGTTGTGTCTTGAGAAGATCTTGGAACATATGAGAGAATCTCTTTCTCATTCTTCCAACAAACTTGGAAAACTTAATCTCATCTCTTAAAATTTCAGATGATCTTCCTAGTGAGAAACCACCTTCTCCACCAACTCTTGTTTCAGGAACATTTAATGATCTGTAGAGTTTCTTCTGAAAATAGTTAATATCAGTAATCTCACCAAGGTTCTGACCACCTGGAAGTGTAGTGATTTCAGTGCCTCTACCACCCTCTCTTCTAGGTAACCAGAAGTCCTCCATCATAGACATGTGCTTTTTATCATCTCTGATTTCACCAGTGTTGGAATCATATACCAACTTATTTCTATAACGCATCATTACATCACGCAGGTATTGCTCTGCCTTTACTTTAGGTAGATTACCCACATCAATATAGAAGATTCTTCTTTCAGGTGCTCTTGAAAGTCTATAGATGACAAGAGAATCCTCAATCATCATCAATTGATTGAGAGGTTTGATTGCTTTGTGTAACCAGGAAAGAGTTGATCCCTTATTTCTATCTACTAATCCTGATGTGCAGTAACAAATAGAATCTCTAGTAAGTTTTACACCACCACTTGCTTGCTGTGTTCCATAACCTGTTTTCTTCCCACCATCTGTATATACAAAATATTCTTCAATTGGTGGGAATGCAAATTGATCAGCAGCATTTTGCTGTCTTTGAAAGGTTCCATCACCTTTTTTCTGAATGATCTGACGAACATAACGCATTTTAGATGCATCAATATATCTCAGTTCTTGGATACCATCCTCTGGTTTTTTTTGGTCAATTACTTTATTATAGTATAGTCTTCCATCAATATACCAATTTCTAAAAATTTCATGTGCCTTGGTATCAAAATCAAGGAGGTCAAGAATATATCTAAATTCTTCTCTAATTTTTTTCTTAATGCCATCACTAGCATTTAAGTTTGAAAGTTCAAGTTCAACAGGTGAATCATTTGTATCAGAAACAATTGCTTCATTTACAACATCCTCAATAGCACTATCACACTCAGGATACAATGACATAGATCTATATCTTCTGATAAGATCATTTTCATTTTTATAAATTCCTTCAATATCTACATAAGAGCCAAAAAAACCAGAGCTAACATAATTCTCTGACCCATCCTGGTTATTGGGAGGTACAGGAGATACTAGCCCTGGTGGTTGCTTCTCAGAATCTTCAATTGAGAAACCAAATAATCTTGCCATTATTATATACTAGGAGTCTTGTGCTCCTAGTATTTATCAACTTAAAATATCATTCAAGTGTTGGAGTTGAATCGCCATCACCTCTGCCATCCTCAGCAACACCAATTCTAAAGTCTTGTACCTGGAAGGTTACAGTAAATTCTTCAATGGTATCAGTTGAATCATAACTCAGATCAATTGCTGAAACTTCTGTTGGGAACATTCCAGTGAATTTGTAAGATCTGAGAATCTGCTGCTCAGTGTTACCCATAGCATGAGTAGTAGAATTTCTAGCATTTCCTCTACCCAATTGTGCAATGTAACCATTACACATATATGATGCTGGATTAGTAATACCTGTTGCATGTGAAAGGTCATTAATACCATTCATCCATGCTTCAAATGCACTTCTGAGATTAAAATCTTCATCATTAATAATAGTGACTGTCCAGGGTTCAAAAGTTCTATCTCCAGCAACTTTTAGAATTCTACCTCTAAAAGGAATTGGAACTTCAGCAACAGTAGAAGCTGGAAGTTGAGCAGCTTTACAGAGAAATCTAAAATCTGATGAAGTAGTAGCATTCCAAAGAGCACCCACATTTTCAATAGCTTGTGGAAATGATGGAATGGATGCTTCAAATAGATTAGGGCGAGCACCCCCACCCCTCAACTGTGTTTTAAAATCATGAAGATTTTTTGTAGTAATGTTTGCCATTTTTGTTGTTACCTCGTAGTGTTATTGCTTATTATGAATCAGGTTCCAGTAACTTCAGCGAAGCTAATGCCACCTCTTGTAGCAACAAAAGTGAGGGTTACAAAGTTGATAGATCTTGCAGGTTGGATGAAGATGTCAGCTCTGAACTCATTGTTGTCAACAATATCAGGAGTGTTGTTTGTTTCATCACAGATGACTCTAAAGTCTTCAATACCTCTCTGTGACTGAATATCAGTCAAGAATGGTTCAACAATATTGATAAAGTTTGATCTTGTTTGGGCATCATTCAACTCAAAGAGTTGATCATTTGCAGCAGATTCAAGTGCTTGCTCTACTGTCAGGAACAGTCTTCTAACATTAATTCTGTCAAAAGCAGATTTAAAGCTAAGAGCAGTCTTATCACCAAATAGAATTGCACCAGCAGCATTTTGATTGATGACTGGATTGATTCTTGCTTTATAGAGTTGATCTCTTTGTGTTTTATTGGGATTATATGCCAATTTAACAACATTGTTTAAGGTGCCTCTTGCCTGACCAGCAGGTGAGAACCAAGGCAGATAAATTGTGTTGTTTCTTGCCATTATTCCAGCAATGTCACCATTCAGAGGAATAAATCTAAATTCATTGTTAAATCTATCATAAACATACTTGTATCCACTATCAAGAACAGCAAAAGATGAAGAACTAATCTGTGAATAGAAGTTCAATACATTATTTGTAGCAGTAGTTGAATTAGAAACATTAACTACATTTGTTCTATGTGGTGAAATAACTGCTTGACAATCCTTTCTTTCTTCAGCAATTGCAACCAGGAGATTTGCTTTTGCTTGAGTTGAAAGTTGATCATTCATTGATGATCCCATCAATAAGAAGTCAACAGCAATTTCATCTCTGTTTTCAAACAGTTTAAAACCATTTAGCACATCACCAAGTGATGCTGCCATTCCACCAGATGCACCATAATCAGCACCACCAGCAAGAGTATAGGTTACATTACCAAGAACATTATAAGTAACACCCTGAGCACTAAGACCCCATGCACCAGCACCAGAAGTTACTGGTGTGAATCCAGTAGAGAAACCACCTGCTTGAGCATTAAGGAATCCATTCACAACATCAGTTGTTGTTCCAGGATTTGCACCAGCAAAAATATATGCTGAGTTGTTGGCAAGGAAATTCTTGTAGTAATTTTTTATAGGAGCATTTCCATCCTCTTCACCATCAACAGCTTTGGATAAGAAGAAATTAGTTTCAAGTATATTACCTTGTGTACCAGTTACAGATCCAAAATCATCAATAACTGCTACGTGAATTGCATCATTATGTGCATTTCTAGAAGCAGAATAATTGTTATCTACAGGTTTTGGTGCAAGACTCTTCCAGAAAATTGTAGAATTAGTAAGACCAAGAGTTTGTTGATCATACCAATCAACAGCAGTTGCTACAGTTGCAGTCTTGACATTAGCACCTGTAGTTGATTCAACAAATGTTAGTGTATCAGCAACTTCAATAGATCTACCTGAATCACCAACTTGATAAGTGATGGGATATTCTGTACCAGAGTCAGTTGCCATACCAGAAACTCTGGAAACAATCTTGACATCAATTGAACTCTTCATTTGTGAAGAGGAATCTGTTGTAACACCAGTGATGATTCCCTTAAGGAAACCAGTAAAAGATGTGGTTGTTCCAGCACCTGGTGTTGCAATATTAGAAAGTTGAACAGTAACACCAAATCCAACAGTTGCACCAGCACCTACAGGACTTGTTGTAGTAATACCAATTGTTTGATCTGCAAAGTTGTCAATTGTGCAGACTTTGAGGTTTGTATTTACTTCACCTGCTTCTTTAGATGCATAGAAGAAATCTGTTGCAGTAGAGTAATTTGCTTCATAATCATCATAATTTTTAATTTTTAATGAAGTAGATGCAATTGATACGCCAGCATTTGCATTCTGCAGACCACTACCATCTATTCTAACTACTTGGAGGGCTCCACCATATGAGAGAAATTCAGATGCAACCATCCAATCCTCATATTGCCTGTCATTTGACTGGGGACGACCAAATACATTTATTAACTGACTCTGACTCGTAACCAGAACAGATTCTTCAACAGGACCACTTTTAAATGGTGCAGCTATTGCACCAATATTATCAAGAACATTATCAGCTCTACCAACTGTAAGATCAACTTCCCTGACCAATACACCTGGAGATAATTGAGGAGTTGCCATTAAATTCTCTCCTTAAGTTCTCATGATTGACTGAAATTATTTATTGTTTTCTAAGGTTTCAGTGGGGAAACCATGCATGAACTACCAATCAGGATACTGCCAGTCACAAAATGGTTTTTTCTTTTTTCTGCTGCTTACAATTCTTTTAATAGTACATTCTTTACATTCATAAGAAAAAGATGATGCAGTGGGTCCTCTATCTTTTCTTGTTCTGTAAAATGAATCTACAAGATTTTTTCTCTTCCCACAAGACCTACATTTTCTTTCATCTAAAAGTAAATGTCCTAATTTAAACTGCTCATCAAAATCCATTATTTTTCTGCTGCATACAATGCAAATGTAGATGTTGTAATAACTGTCATCATATTAGCAATATGTTGTTTTGTCTCTGAGTCACATGATTTTGCAGGCAAAAAACAACCTAGAATAGTTGCTCCAACTATAACTAACTGAAAGCAAATGACAATTCTTATTAAATTTATGACCTTAATTTTAGCATCCATTACCTATAGTTCCACATATAATCCATTCCTCCACCTTTATCTCCGTATTCATCAGTAAACCACCTATCACCATCATCATCTACAAAAGTTGAATCATCAAGACCATCATTTATAAAACCAAATGGTGCCATGTCCTGTTCTATCTGATTCTTTTGCTCTTGATAAATTCTTTTTCTCACATCCTGGTCAGTTAACTCTTTAAAGTAATCTTGTGCTACCAACCATGCATATATTACTAAACACATAGCAAGGTCATCATTACAACCCTCCTCTGCTTCAAATGAATTGTGTTTAGCAACAAAGGTTGTTAGTTCAGATATAATCTCATAATCATTAAAGAATAGTTTATCTTCCTCAATAAGTGTTTTTAGATTGAGAGCGCCAACTTTCTTTACTGTCTTAGACATCTTAATACCAAGTTGAGTCTTGGATCCTGAAAATCCTTGTCCCACCTGCTGTCCTGCCCTTCCCCTCATAGAGCACATAAGTAAATTTTGATATTCTAGATCATATTGCAAAATTGATGCAACCTGATCACCAATATCATTGACTTCACATAATACAAATGCTTCATTATATTTCCTTGCAACTTCCCATATAATGTTAGGGAACAACATTGGTTTGATAGTGTTGTTTCTATATTTTGCTACAATCTTATGAGGGAACTCTGTAATATCTGTAAGAACAAATGCAGAGTAATCATTACCAACTCCTCTTGCTACATCAACAGTCATTACATAGTCATGTTTTTTCTTTGGAGGTTCATATACATCTAGTCCAGCATTTCTCTGAATAGGATTATCATATATCAAACTCTTCAATTTACTTGGTGCAATTAGTGTATCAACAGATCCTAAAAATTCACACTCAAACTCAATTTTAAATTGTTGTTCAGATGTGTTTTTGATTGTCTGTTTCTTCCACTTATCATCCCTTCCAGGAACCTCAGACCAGTGAACATCAGTAGGAATATATTCATTATTACCATTTTCTGCATCATGCCACATCCTATAGAAGTGGTTCATGCCATGAGGAGTAGAAACAATTATGACCTTTGTGCTTTTACCAGAAGTAATAGTAGGATAAACAGATGCAAAGAAGGCATCAGCGATGTGATTTGGAACGAACGCGAATTCATCCAAGAAGAGGATATTGAACGACATGCCTCTGACAGCACTCGCAGATGTAGAAGCTGCCAGTATCTTACTGCCATTTTCTAACTCCAGTGATCCTTTGTTCCATGATAGGATACCCTGCTGCATCCATTTAGGCAAGTTCTCATATGCAATCTGTAATCTACTTAAAAGTTCCCTAGCAGTTGACGCTTTGTTAGCGAGGATGCCAATATTAACACTGTCATTAAAGACGACATGGTGAAGCAGAAAAGAAATAACAGTCGTGCTTTTGCCAGTCTGTCTTGGCATTTTGCAGATGTTAAATCTATTTTGGTAAAAATTGTTGATAAGTCTTTCTTGAAAGTCATATGTCTTGAATGGTTGCAAACCATGATCAAGAGTCACAATCTTTACATAGTTTTGGGCAAAGTAGACAGGGTTATCCTTACACTTCAAATACTCTTCAATATTGTCTTGAGTAAACTCAATTTGAGTATTTGCTTTTTTTAGATTAGGATTACCAAGATAAATTTCACTCATAAATTAATCAGCAATTCCAAGCTCTAAGGGATTTATTTATCCTACTATTAGGATCATTTGCAGTTTTAGCAGAAGTCAACTTTGACTTCATCCCTTTCATTCTCGCACAAAAGCTCTTTCTACGAGGGTTCCCAACTTTTTTTGAAGGTGCTTTAAGATCGCTTCCTGGGTTTTCACGTTCATACGACTTCCTACCTTTTTCATTTAATCCTCCTTCACTGTTTTTACCAGACTTTTTTGTCCATGCTGCTCCCTCTGATACACCTGATTTTCTAAGTCTCTTTGCCTGACTCTTATGCATTTCTACTGCCTTATCTAATTCTTTGGCAATACCTTTTACACTTTCAGGATTCTTATGACTCTCTTCTACTTCAACCTCTTCACCAACATTAATCATCAGTTCTCCAGGTTGATAATCAGTCTTATCAAATCTCTTCAGATGACATCCAGGATATACTTTATCAAGTGCTGCCTGAACTTCTGTTCTAGTGGGTGGTGAAACCTCAGGGAAGAAAACTTTCATCAACATCAATTTACCTTTGAAGGTAAACATTACCTGGTAAAGATTACCAGTTTTGGCAGGTACTCTCACTGCCTCTTCAATCTTTTTTGTATCAGGACACTCCTTTACACCATGAACAGGACAATCTTCTCCTTTATGATTATGAGCACATCCTTTTTTCTCATCCAGATATTCTACACCTTCACTAGTTGCTTTTTTCCAACTACCACCTGCTGCCTTATACTTCTTAGCAGCCCAACCATTCGCAT